GTCCGCATTGGCTCTACCTCGAAGCGTATCGGTAACGTCATCAGTCTTCGATTGGTCGCGCATCTGCTGTAGCAGCGGATCATACTTCTTCTTAAAGTTTCGATATTCAGCCATAGCGACCGAAGCCGAAGCCTGCTCAGCCGGTGACGGTTTGTAGTCGGATTGTTTAGGTGAACTGCCCATTATTTGATGTCTCTTGTATAAACAATTGTATCGACCTGCCAGCCTTGCGAAAGGATATAAGCTTTCAACTCAGGCACTGCTGACCTCACTTCTAGCTTTTTGTAACCGCCGTTTCTAGCTAGCTCAATAAAGAAATCTTGGTGCTTCGTTACTAAATTTGTGCCGCGCTCCCAAGCCCAGGCTATCCAGATCAACATCGTTCTATCGCCAGTAAACGTGTCGGTCTCACCTGTCGTTACTACCAGACCGTCTTTCGTAGTCCAAAGCGTTGCAGCCCCAGATTCACACGCCGCGTAAACATCCCCTGCTGTATAAGTTAACTGGAGGTTTTCCCTCAAAATCTCGCTTATGGCCGGTAACACCCACTGAAAGTTGCTACTCATAGACGATGCTACGGGGTCTCTATCCTCCAGTTCCGTATCTACGTCTTGTCTTCCACGCTCTTGTAATTCCGCCATAATTTACTTTCCTTGCAACACCTTCGTCTGCGTGCCGCGCTCTGCGATCCGCGTTAACAACCCCTTCAGAAAATAGCGATCCATATATCTGCGCGCCCGTTAGATCTGACCAAGGTTGCCCTGGTGTTCTAAGTAATCGAAACACCGCGCCGTTGACAATGGTGTCGCGATACTCAGACATAATGTCACTATCACACCCCGTCGATGTAGATGTAGGTTTAAGCTGCGCTCGAATAATCGTACTGGACACTGACGTTGATGACGGCGTAGGCACTAGCCACATCAGAGACTGCCCCTGCTTTACAACGTACTCAGGCGTTCCAGCACTCGAAACGTCGCGCCATTTTGGCTTGCGCTGATCTAGTAACTCAGGAGAGAGAGCCTCTAGCGCGTTGCCTTTGTGTACCGTAGACATCAGCTTATGCACAACCGTGCCAGACGGCGGTTCTAAGTCGTACTCGTAGATGTTCGCAACTGTTGTCAGGGGATCAAGCTCAGCTTGGTATATACCCGTCTTCTCACAGAACTCGATAACAGCTGACCGTATATTCCGCTCAATGAGACTGTCAGGGCAGTCAGGCGCAAAAGGTATAACGTCTGGAAAGAAATCTTCGTAGCTAGTAGTAGCCATAAACTATGCCCCTATCCCATGCCCATAGGAGCGGTTGGTCGTACTTCGGGGTTAGGAGTGGTAACTGAATCAATCTGCGCCTTACCAGTGACCGACGATGTAAACAACCCGTAATGGGAACTAGCTCGTTGCGAGTTACCCGCATACTCAGCGTCTTTCATGTACGCCATGTAAAGCACGTAATTCATGATGGCATTAGCAAATATATCAGGGATAGATAAGCTGTCACTTAGAGTGACAACTGCTGGGTTTGCTGAATATATTATTTCTAAATAAGAGTTCCCTGCTACACCAGGATAAACATAGAAGTTTCTAGGGTTAGCCTCGTCATAAACATAGTGCTTCACAACAGACGTATGTGCGGCAGCGCCTGTTACAGTTGGGTCATGCCAATCGGGGCTTTGCCCATCGAGGACAGCCCGTCCGACCAACCGTACAGAGCGTTTGCCCGTGCCACCAGATGCGGCAGACATGTTGCGAACAACTTGCAACAATCTGTTACCGCCAGAAGGTATGGACTGTTTAGTGCCCGTAACTAAAGTGACTGTTGTGTTTGTAGCACTCGCGTCAGGTTTGAGAAGTGCTATTTCCCGCTGCGCGTCATTCACCCACAAAACAAGCTCACTAGCAACAGGCCATCGAACGCCGGTTGTGTCTTGGATAACAGTTTGTACTCGGTCAACTACGCTTTGAACGGTTACAGTCATCTTTTGTACCTATGTATTTAGAGCTAGCTCCCAAGCGGCTTCTCTTTCGTCTGTTCTGACAGTCCTTCCGACTAACTTATTAACCGTTTGCGCTTTCGGTGTGCCGTCCGCTTTAAACGTACTTGGGTCGGCTTCTTCAATCAGCTTTCGCAATGCGGTTACAACGTCTTCTTCTGTATCGGCTGTATCGGCTATCTCGACAAACGTCGCAACTTCTGCCTCAACCTCTTCAACGTATTTGTCGTTATATTCTTTAGCTCCTAACTGCATTGCAGCTAGTCCCATCTCGTCGCCAATCTCTCTGGGTACGCCAGCTTGAAATAACACTGCGCCTCCCGCTGAATTTGTAACGCGTAAATCTTTGTCGCTTATAATCTTCATGACGTTTAATTCCTAGTGGTGTGGTCTAAAAAACCCCTCCCCCAGAACGGAGGAGGGGAATACTTCTTCTTAGTAGGCGGTATCTAGTGCAATAACGCCGAAGTCTTGTACTGACCCAGATATATCTGAGTTGTACTTGGGCTTGCGCATGCCGAAAATCTTGCCGATTGAGATACCAGATTGGTTCCCATAATCGAACGTGTCTTCGACAACTTCTGGCAATCCAATATCTGCCATTGCTAAAGCCTGTGCGCCGCAAAATAAAGCGCGTGCTCCGTTAACGTTAGCTCCTGCACCCCACTTGTAACCTGCTGCTCCAGCGTTACCGCTTGCACCAGAGGTAGCTCCCGAGGTGTTGAAGACATGACGGAATTCATGAATCATCACACCATCAACCATCAAGCTAGAAGAACCAGAGAACAAGCTGTTCGAAGTGCCGCGTACACCAGCGTTCCGAACGTTAGCAAGGAAATCTGAATCAAGCTTCAGATCAGCCATTTGCTGCGGAGTGACGAACATGTGGAATGTTTCTTCATTTCCAGCGCCGCGAATACCACGTATGTAGTTGTCTTTCGCAAAAGCTTTCAACTCAACGATACAACGATAGCTAATAGTGTCAGCTGCAACAGTTGCAGTAACATCGCCAGCTACAATACCGTTAGTAGCATCCCAACGACGATGACGATCACCAGTGGGGGCCGATACGTCCGAAGCAAACTCGAGATCGAGAAGCTCTTGACCGTTTACTGCGCCGCCAACTACTGTGCGTAATGCACCGTTGTTCTTGTGAGCATAAGTAACGCCAGAGAGCGTCAAAAATGCTAACTGGTCACAACGATCTGCCATCGCATAGGCAAGTGCGTCACGAGACTGCTCACGGAAGTTAACCACGGTTTTCTGATCGGTCAGACGACCGGCCATGCGGTTAGCAAAACGTAGCTGATCTAGCTCAATAGTAATATCGTAAGCGCGGAGAGCTTCTTCGTTGCCTTCCAGAGTGTAATCACCAGTGATACCATCGCCAGTCATGTCAGCCAAAAGCGTAATGTTTGCTTTGGTGCCTTTCTGGTTTTTGGTCAACTCGGTTACGCGCTGTACCATTGCGTTTGAACCAGTCCCTGCGAACTGATTGATGAAAGACATGTTGCGCGCTACTTTCCAAAAGTCGCGGCTCCACGTTTGTAACTGATCGCCCGAAAGCGTTCCAAAATTTGTTAAAGCCATGATGGCCTCCTAATAAAGTGACAAAATAATTTATGCGGCACACGCCGCCTTATCAGCCGACTTTATGGAGCGGCTAATCCGTCCCTACTATCGTGTAGAGGAACGTTTAGCGCGGATTAACGTGGTGCGACCACGGCTGGTTTAACGCCTGTGCAGGCGAGGGGTACGGTTTTTACGCCTACGAGGCGACCACATATCGTAATGATGGACGTATAGCAATATTAGTTCAGCTAATATATAGATGCAACACTTATCTGTGTCGAGCCGTCTTTTTCGCTATTTTTTTAGGTTGTTTACTGAATTGCTTACCTGATTTAGTGTCGGCGCGCTTCTTTGCACTAGTTGCAGCGTATTCCTTTTTACTAAGTGAATCTCTCGCAGCCTTCGGTAAATACCGTTCTCCAGTAGCTTTCTTACCCTGCGTGCTCGGCTTGCCAGACTTAGTGCCCCACTTTTCGCCAGTCCACTTGCTTAATGACTTCTGAGCTTTTGTTTTTGGGCCGCTGTAACTGCCACCCGCCTTCTTATAACGCTGCGTAGCAAGTTGCGCTTTTCTCGCTGACCACTGCCCCGCCTTGCCGCCCTTCGCGCCTGCTTTTACGGCGGCGACAATACGCTTCCACTTCGGTTCATCACTGCGCGCCATTTACTTGTCCCTCGTAGCCCTTAATTTCTACCGCGCTAGGATCTACCCAGACGGGTTTGCATAACGCTTTTACTGGAGCATAGTTATCTTCCCGCCGCGACAATAGTCGTGCGTCTGATAAGCAATGCTGTAGCCGTAACCAATGACTAGCGACCCGTTCTTCGGGGTCGCCGTCTAACTGAACTACCAGCGCGAACGCTATGATTATTTCCATCCACGCTAATTTGTTGGACGGCGCTGTTGATTAGTGATCAGCTGCAAAATCACTTTCGTATCAGCTTTCATTTCAGAAAC